GGTTTGAATTTAGCCATGTTAATGTCTCCAGTCGGGTTGGTCGTTATTGGCGTTATGGCTCTAGTTGGCACATTCGTTTATTTATGGAATCATTCCAAACGATTTAGAGAAATTTTATTTGGAGTTTGGGAAGCGGCAAAAGCAGTATTTACCAACATTGGAGTATTTATAAAACGAGTTTGGGATATGGTCGTTAAGCCAGTAATTATGGCATACTACACCTTTTACAAGTTTGTGTTTACCAAAATTTGGGACTTCATTAAATGGGTTTTCAATGGTATTGCCGCCATATTCGTTTGGCTTTATGAGCAAGCGGTGACAGTTCTTACTACCCTTAAAGATTTTGTGGTTGGCGTTTTCAACTGGATAGTAGAGCAAGTCAGCGGTGCATTAGCAACGGTTGGTTCTTTCTTTAGTGGTTTATGGAACTGGTTTAGTGGCGTGTTTTCGGGTTTTGCCAATTTTATTAATGAATGGCTTATCCAACCCATACGTGATGCCTTTGGCGGTATTTGGGATTGGATAATAGGATTATTTGAAAAAATTATGAACAAACTAACAGGCATATTCGCACCTATTAAAAAGTTTTTTAAATCCTTGTTTTCGTCAGAAGGAATGGCAGACGTAAATGTTGCTTACAAGACTGGAGAGAAAAAAGGAGCGGCAAGTTATGACAAAGACCACGCAAAAACTCAAAAGGTTGAAGTGGTCGGAAAAGTTGATAACAAAAAAGACAAAAACGCATTTGATGTTACCAAAGGTGGTGCAGGAATAATTCCTGCCACAAAACCAATTGGTGGCGTTGGTGCCAAAGATAAAAAAGAAAGTAGTGGTACTGGTGGCGGTTCGGGTTCCCGAAACATAACCATTGGTAAACTGATTGAGAATATGCACATTCATATTGGTGGCACTATTAGAGAGAGTAAAGAAAGTATCAAACAATCAATTACCGAAGTTTTATTGACTGCAGTAAATGATGTAAGCCTAGCTAACTAATGCAAATAAATTTCCCAAGTCCAGCACAAGCGGCTATTACATTAGCTGGTCAAGCAATAGTAGCTGGAGCGTTTTCCTACGGAAAATTTACGCCACTTCTTGTAACAAAAGAAGACATAGAACTTAAAGGTTCTAACTATATAGGAGTGTCTACATTAACAAGTTTGGCATTTAATTATAAAGGAAAGAAAATTGATTTTCCAGAATGTATCATTACCGTAAATCAAGAAAGAAACATAGTAACCACTCCAATGGAGGGTAGAGACGGAACTGTAAAAGAGTATATCAGTGATGGTGATTATACTATTGCAATGGAGGCGGCAGTTTGTAGTTATATCATCAATCAAAAAGGGGAAGCAGATTATCAAACAAGCCACGCATACCCAAAAGAGCAACTGGAAAAGTTAATTCGTTTTTTGAAAATAAAAGATGCGTTAGATGTGCAAAGTGATTTTTTAACACTATTCGGAATTACATCGGTTGTTGTAAAAAGTTACGAAATGGTACAGGAAACACATAGTAATAGACAAGCATTTACTATACAAATGTTAAGCGATACGCCTTACGAAATAAAAATAAATCAAGATGTTGCGATTAACAAGTGAGATAATTATTCAAGGTTCGCAAACGTGGAAGTTTAACGCACTAAACAATTGCACTATTGTTGAGGATATGGCAACATTAACTGATACCTGCGAACTGATACTACCCAAAAGAGTGGATTGGCAAGGGGCGAAACATTTTGAATTACCCATAAAACGTGGGGACAAAATAACGGTTAAACTGGGTTACGACGGCAATTTAAAAACCCGATTCGTAGGATATATTAGAACGGTAGATGCAAAGAAGCCAGTAAAAATAATGTGTGAAGACGGAATGTTTTTACTTAAAACAGTCGAAACAAAAAAGAAAGGTTACAAAAAAGTTGCATTAAAACAACTAATCACTGACTTACTTGCTGGAACTGGAATTGATTTTTTATTAGTTGACGGCGATATTTCTTTAGGCTCGTACCGAATGTTAAAAGACACCGTTGCCGAGGAATTAAACGAAATGAAAAGTAAGTACGGATTACGGGCTTATTTCAGAACAATAAACGGACAATCAAAACTTTATGTAGGGCTTGGTTATCCTTTTGACAACAGAAAAAAAGAAAGTTTTATATATGGTCAAAACTTAATTAGCGAAGACTTCGTCTATCGAATTGCGGAGGACGTAAAAATTAAAGTCAAAGCCATTTCTATTGACGATAAAAACAAAAGAACTGAAATTGAAACGGGTGACAAAGATGGCGAACTATATACAGTATATCACGATAATATAGGAGTTGATGAACTACGAAAATTTGCGGAAAGCGAATTGAAGCGATTTAAAACGACTGGTTTTAAAGGCAGTTTTGAAACATTTGGAGAGCCATTTGTTAATAAATGCGACATCGCTCACATAGAAGCTTCAGACAATAATAAGGGAGATTTTCTAATAAAAAAAGTAGAAATAAACTTCGGAATGAATGGCTACAGACAAAAAATTGAAATAGGACAACCACTTACATAATGGAAAATGAACCAAACATAGCAGGTGTAATCAAAAAGATTTCAAAGTCAAGCGATGAAGTGTATGCCAAAGTTTGTGAAGTTCTCGAAGTGAACACCGAAGATAAAACGATTGATGTAAAACCAATTGACGATACTGCAGAAATATTTAATGTACGCCTGCAGGCGGAAAGCGAAAATGGAGGACTGGTTCTAATCCCTAAAGTAGGCAGTATGGTTTTGGTTGTTTTTTTAAACAAAAACAATGCGGCAGTTGTCAATACAAGTGAGATTGAAAAATTTTCGTTAGTGATTTCGACTTGCAAATTTGAAGTTCACAATACAGGCTTTTTATTGCAAAAGGAAAACGAAACTTTAAAAAAAATAATGATTGATTTGGTGGGTGCAGTAAAACAAATGAGTTTCACATTAACCACTCCAGATACAATTAATGGAACAACAACTTTGCTAAATAATACAAGTCAATTTACAAGTATTGAAACACGGATTAATCAGTTTTTAAAATAGGTTTAAAACATGAGAGATATACTGCTAGACGAAAACAATGACCTAAAAATTGTAAATGGCGATTTTTTAATTGGAGAGAGTACAAATCAAAACGTAGAACTTCTTTTTACAACTTCTCCAGGAGAGTGGAAAGAACATATTGAAACGGGTATTGCCATACAAAGGTCGAACAACGGAAATTTAGATCGCTTTTTAGATCGAACCATTAGGGTACAAATGGAGGCAGACGGCTACCATATTGAAAAATTAGTTATTAATGAATTAGGCGTATCAATAGACGGACAATATGAATGATTATAAAGTATATGAAAATCAAACTTTGTATGATGTATGCGCTCACGTATATGGTCATATTGATGCCATAATGGAAATATCAATGATAAACGGAATATCTCCAACGGATGTATTAGTTACTGGGCAAACCATAAAGTTGATTGATATTAAACCAAATACATTAGTAAAAAAAGCATTAGAAAATAGAAATATTATTCCTGCTTGTGAATTAACCAATTTACAAAAACAGCAAATAGAAACAACAGGAATTGGCATAATGATTATAGAAAACACTTTTAAAGTAGCATAATGGCAAGAAGTATAACAGAAATAAAAGCACAAATGCTAAGCAACATTGCGGGCAATGATGACTTACAAGATTTAAACTCTACTAGTCGCGTTTCTATATTTGGTGCATTTGCTTATATAGTGGCCGTGGCTCATTTTACAGTAGAAAAGTTATTCGACATCCACTCACAACAAGTTGACAAAGCTATTTATGAAAACAAACCAGGTACCGCTCGCTGGTACAGAAATATGAGTTTGGCGTTTCAATTTGGTTTTAATCTTTTGACTGATGATGACCAGTTTAATAACATAGGTTTTACAACCGAACAAACAGAAGCTTCGAAAATTGTAAAATATTGCTCGGTCAAAGAATCGTTAGAATCTAGTCGATTAATCATAAAAATAGCGGGCGAAAGTGGCGATAATCTAATTCCATTAACGGCTGCACAAATTACAAGTTTCAAATACTATATGGGTGAAATAGCTTATGCAGGTGTAAAACTTGAAATAGTAAATAATCCAGCCGATAAATTACAACTCATGATGCGAGTTTACAGAAATCCTTTAGTGATTAACGAAAACGGGAATAATATAATTACTGGAGGCAAAACGGTTGAAGATGCCATCAAAAAGTATATAAAAAATTTACCCTTTGATGGCGAGTTAGTTATTAATGATTTGATTGATTATTTACGAAATGTTCATGGCGTGATCAACGTACATATCATTTCTGCACAGTCAAGCTACAAAGATTTAGTTACAAATCTATATAAGCCATTTGTAAGCATAGATGTAAAAACGATTCCAGTTGCAGGATATTTTGAAGTAGAAAATTTTAACAATATAACTTATGTTATTTGATATAAATTTTAAAAAAATGGGAATAGGCTTTTTGCCTATTAATTTACGACAACCCAAAAACATTGCCTATGTCCTTGCCTTATTAGAACCAGTTGAGTGGCTTTATTATAAGTGGTTACAAAAACGAGATTTCGATTGGTACAGACTAAAGCATACGGGTCAAGTTTGCAAATTACGAAAGGTGCTCAACGACAATTTAGACAAAAGTTTGAGACGGATTTATATAGCCCAAGGCACAGCATTCCCACGAAAATATATTTACACAAAAGCAGAAAATAAACCTAAATATTTAGGCACGTATTTTATAAAAAGTCAAGACGAATATGAGAACACAGGAGTCGATTTTATTGTTTTTGTGCCCACAGAAATTAAAACCGCATCGATAGACCAACTTAAGTATTTATTAAATTATTACAAACTCGCAGGCAAGCGATATAAGATTGAAGCAATATGAATTATCAAAATTTTAATCAAAGTGGTGGTTTCCCTTTCCAAACGGAAACACTCCACGAAATGCAAAAAGCCTATACACTTTTTAATAAGTTCTGCGATTTAGCAGGAAACTATGCTATTATTTCGGGGTGCTTGGTTACAGGCGGTGCGGTTTCTAATGGTGCTGTTTTTATAAATGGCGAACTATTAGAATTTAAAGGCGGACAACTTGGAGCCGATGTTATCATCGTTGAAGAAATTACGGCTCAAGAGTTTGAAGACGGGAACGATAAAGATGTATTATTCGTGCGATACGCCACTTTCGGAATTGGGGCAACTTCATTTCCTTGGACAAATTTTAAACGTCCAAAAACCACTATTGAACTCACAGAAAAAACACAGGCAATACAAACTAAACTAGATGATATAGAAGATGGTGCAGAAGTAAATGTACAAGCTGACTGGAATGAGACCGATAATACAAAAAAAAGCTACATAAAAAACAAGCCCTCATTATTTAATGTATTAGCAAAAGGAACTGCTCTATTGGGAGACATTGAGAGAACAGACCAGATTAAAACGGTAGTATTTCCAACTATAGAAACTAGTAATTATATGGTTATAGGCTCTGTCGTTTCTAAGCAGATAGATGGAATTGATGTTGGAGTATTTGTACAAGGATGGAATCGAGACAATGATATATCTTATGTTATTGTTAATAAAACAGCATCTTCTTTTCAATTAGCATTCAGAGAATATGCTGGAGTTATTCAAAAGCTCGAATTCGATTATTTAATTATAGCATTATAATGGCAAAAGTAAGTATAACAACGATTAAAAATTGGTTTACAACTGGTTCAAAACCAACCCAAGCGCAATTTTGGGACACGTGGGATTCATTTTGGCACAAAGATGACAAAATACCTATTGCACAAGTAGAAGGAGTGCAGTCTATTTATGATGCAATAAACAACCATATAAAAGATACCAATGCGCACGCTGGGCTTTTGTCATACTCTAGGATTTACCCTTTTGGAACCTTTCAGATATTTAAAGCAGCGGGCAATACTAACGGCGAAACTCTAGAAATAAGAGATTTTGGTACTGGTTTTATAAATGAAGCAACTTTTATGCCATTTGGTATATTTCTAGGTGGTAACCCAAAAGAGCTTGCGAGCTGGGATACAAGCCCCATGTATTACCCAACCCCCGAAGTTATTCCTACCCTTCCCATACCAGGAGAAGTGTCTAGATAATTAATTTTTTAACCCTTAAATATTTTATACAATGAAAAGAATTCTTTTAATTTTCGCACTAACAATATCGTTAGTTGCAAGCTCGCAAACTCAAAACTTCACAGGCGTGAAAACTTTTATTAGCCCTCCGAAGTTCAAAAATCTTATTCAAAACGATTTGAATACAAAAATATTAACCCTTAGCGCATCAGATGTTTTGCAATGGAAAAATGCTAGTAGTTTAGGTAGTACACCTAATATAGAATCGGTTCTTACTGCTGGAAATAAAACCACTAAAAGCATTGTTTTTGATAATGCAGGAAGCAACACTAGGATAGGTGGAGGTTTCATAAGTATTGCAAATGCAAATGATGACCCCGCTTGTTATTTAGATAATTCAAGCATCTGGTTTCGAAAAGGAGGTTCAAGTAATATATTAAGAGCCAGAGATGTTGAATGTCCAGAATCTGATATTTATTTACCAAATAAGCCAGGTAATCTAGGTGTGTCTGTAAACAACATACCTTTCGATGCCTCGGGAAATGTAAATCTGATTACTACAACAGCGCCATTACACGCAACAGATACAGGAAGAGTTGGAGAAATTAGAGTAACACCGCAGTATTTATATGTATGTATAGCGACTAATGTTTGGGTCAGAGTAGCCGTTAGTTCGTTTGATGAAATTTATGGTTAAAAATATAAACATGAAAAATTTATTTTCTAAAAACTGGGCATTTATTGGCTGGTTGCTTGCGGTGCTTTTAGACAAAAGCACAGGATTTGTAGCACATTTTGTTTCCGATGCTTTTTGGCAAAACTTCATTTACATGATGGGTACTGGAATATTAGGTTATTTCTGGACCTCGAAATATAATGTCGCAATTGCAAAAAAGAGATTGCGAAAGTAGCCACTTCAAAGGAGGATTGAAGTAAAAAAAGTCCTCCAACATTTAAAAA